CCTGCATGCCGTCGAACTCGGCGGCTGTGGTCTGTGCGTTACCCTTAATGAGTTTGAGTGCAAGATTTTTTCTGAGCGCTTTTAGTTTGAGCGCCTCAAGGGACGCTCTGCTCTGGCCACGCCTAACGGCGGCAATATCAATGTCAAGCTCGCCCCCGGCAATTTTAGTGGGAACGTAGACCTGCGTAACACTGCCATTGGCAGCTGTCCAGGTGCCGTTAACATTTCTGAACCCAACGGTCGGCAAAGATTCCTCTTTATCGTATCTAAGTCCGCCACCAGTGACATCTGTAAACGGTATAGCGGCGAGAACCGGGTTCATTGCGAATTCTTCTACAACAGTTTTTTCCAACGCAGTCTCTACTGTCTGCGCCAGTTGTGACAAATAAAATGCGGCCATGGTTTAGCCTCTCTATTGTGCCTGCCGAATTTCTTCGAATTTTTCTACTGTGCTCATTGGTCGATCTGTGACGGCAGGCGGAGTCCCTGGCGACCTATGAACGGTAACGACTTTTTTCTCCGCCGGAAACGCCGGGGAGTATAACGGGTCTTTTTTCATACTTTCGACAAGCTCCTTAATGCTCATCGGCTCGCTATAGCTTTTAGCCGATGACATCCTGGCAGTTCCAGATTGGTCTACAACCTCAGGACGGAACTTCCCAGACTCATCCCTGCCGAGACGCAACTGTGGATTGATAATAGGCAACAGCCAGGCCTTGGTTCTCTCGTCTCCACCCATTGCAAGGATGGCATCGACGGCGGCGTTTTTAACGATAGTCTCGTGCAACGTTCCCTCAAGGCTGGCTTTTTCATCAGCAAGGGTTTTGAGGTTAGCAAGCGTTGAGTCTATTTTTTTCTGAGCTTCGGCCTCGATGGTTTTACGCAATTCCTCAGTCTCTTTTCCATGGTCCCGCCCCGCCATTTCCTCTGCTTTTGTAATTGCCTCTCTCGCAGCATCGGGCGTAAGGTCGCCAAATTTTTCCAGTTTGGCCTTAGACTCCTTGTGCTGTGTCCGTTCAGAGTTGAGTGCTTTCTGCAGATTTTCAATATTACCGAGTGCGTATCCATCCACTGCCTCGACAGTCAGGACGAATTTGCCCTTGAGCGGGCCTTCGTCCGTAACCTGCTTGTACTCTGCTTTGAGAGCATCAGCAACACCATCGAGATTTTCGAGAATCGCCATTGCCATGTGTGGCCTCCTTTGGGGATTGGCTTCACGCCGTTTTTTGGCATCGCGCCATTACGTTTTTGGCATCACGCCCACCGGGGCCGCATGGCCCACAGCGTTATGCTTTTACTACGACCGAATCAATCAGCATATCTGCGAGTGTATCGGTTGTAGCATCGAATGTTACGTAAAACGCTGCATATAGTATTGAGCTTGGGTTCCACCCGGTACCTGTTGACGTTGACTGGTACAGGTACTGACTGATTTACCTGTACCGAGTTTACCTGCCCCATATATAGTACCTCCAAAAAAATCACACCATATATGGTAGTCTACACCGTGGCTTATCCTGTGTCAACTATTTTTATAAAATAAATACCACGATCCGTTGAGGACCGCGGTAATCGTATCCTGGAGGCTACGCTATCCCCTCGCGCGCCCTGACCTGAGCCAGCGTCAGAGGCTGGTTTTTGTTGTCTACGAAACCGCTGAAGCCCACCTGTCCGGAGCGAAACAGAGCCGCCTTGCCCTTGCCGAGAACTTCGTCCTGCACTGCATTAGGCTGACCTCGTAGCCATTTAGGATACGTCAGTTTCGCGGGAACCTGTCCATTCATAGACTGCCGTGTCCCTGGAGGGGCCTCTTTGAGGTTTATCCCAAGCGATTTCCAGCTCCTGGTAACCGGTATCGTCTGCGATCGGCACCCGTAGTGCTGCGGTGGCCGTGGCCCCTCGCCCACTGGGAATACCTGGCCATCCAGCGATGCGCATATATCCGTAGTCCTGTTGTCCAGCGTTGCCACATACTGTACGCCTGATATGACGTCAGTATTTTCTTTGTACATCTCCTCACGGGCATTGGTCGTTACCGAGTTTATGGCCGTTCTAACATTCGTCTGGATGCTACGCCTCGTAGCCTCAAGTATGCCATCGGTATATTTGTTGGCTGCCGTCCCAGTGATTCTCCTCACGATTTTATCTATGCCCTCGCCTGATGACAGCCCGATATTTATCTCCCGGCTTACTGCGTCCCGGGTTTTTACTGCCATCGAGTCGAACCATTTGTCGGTTCGCTCACCAAGCACCATAGTGTTATTTGCTATTTTATCCAGCAGTCTAACGGATGGGAATGTCGTAGATACTCCGAACGGTTCAACTGATTTCTGCAACAGGCCTGATTGGAACGCCGATTCGTGTTTTGCGATCTCCTGCAAGCTACCCTTGAAATCGCCTTTGACTTGCTTCATGCCCTGTTTCAAAAACAGGTAGAACTCTGTAACGGCATCCTGCATGCGTTTTAGTGTGGCTGGATTATATGCAAAATCACGGCGACCAGATATCTCAAGCAATCGTTTTTCGAATTTTGCAACGAGATCAGGGAGAATCTTTTTGTTAACGAACCCCAAAACGCGGCGCACCTCCGAGGATTTGAGGCGTTCCAGGTATATTGCATGACGGATAGCTTTGGACAACAACTCCTCGTTTACCGTTGCTGTCCCACCAGCTATTTTCTCTGCGGTGAGTTTCGCCATAATTTACTCTATGCCAGCAGGGTCTGTAATCTGATTGAATCCCATATCAGACAACGCCGGACCCTCGTCCTCGACAGCCTGAATCTCAGCGTCGATATTGACGTTCTCTCCCAATAGGTCGCGGCGCTTTACTTCGTCAAGGAATGTCTTCGCTGATATTTCCCGTGCCTGCCTCATCGCCAGGAGATTCTTGATGTCCTCGGCGGTCGATGCGGCAATGGAGAAATCTGAGAATACTGTTACGGCAAAATTATCTGGTATCTCAACGCCCGCCCATTCTGCAGCATACGTAAACGCCTGCTCCAATGCAATGCGGAATGTCTGGACCCAGGCAAGCACATCATTTATAGATTTGTCCTGGGCTATAGCCTGTTCAGTAGCCGTGACGTTGCCAGACCTAGCTATAAACGGTTGCATCCCACCCATAACCATCTGCTGCTCTTTGTCCTGTACGTCCTGCCGTCCAGAGTTTATAGCCGATCCTGACGACTCAACTATTTTTAGGTCAGCAGTTGCGTCTTTGGCAGTTATTGCAGAGAGCGGTCCGATATTAAATCCACCCCGGGATTCCTCGTCAGTAAAACCCTTCGCAAACAAAATCCCAAATCGGCTCATGCGGAGAATGTTACTCTGGTCGCTCGATGTCTGCCAATGGGCGATGTTGGCCTCGGCAACACCCCACAATGGAGGCATGCCAACTAGGTATCCGCGCTTATTCGTGTAGGCAGTGACGAGCATGATTTTATTGCTTTTTGATACATCCTCAGATTCAATAGTGAACGTTTTTGCATTATTGTTTACAGGATTCCCAGAGGCGGTTTTTATAGGAGAGTCTGATCTATATACCTGGGTTACCAGTGTGCCGTCCTCGGCAATTGTGAGCACCCGTATGCGCTCGACCTCGATCTCGTTCCACTCGCCCGCTTTCTCTAGTGACACTTCCCGGATGCGTATCCGAGTCAATACATCACGGCCAGATATGTCTTTGTCGGTAGTCCAGCTTATCAGGTCCTCCGCTTTGATATGCCTCCAGAACGGACGGATTTCCAACGCCGCCTCGTCGGCCGCCGTGGCATCCACAGAGACTGGGGGATAGTCCACGAGGATATGCGATACTCCTGCGTTAATAGCATCATCAGCAAACGCCCGAGCGAAATCAGTTAGATTCGTTCCGTTTCTGTCTACATTTTCGAGCATTGGGAGCAGGTCGTCCGGCAGATTCGCCACAGTGACGGGCACCGAAAACGGCTTGGATACGATAGACCGTATCGCCTGATTATATCCGTCCATGAGGAATGACCGCTTTAGGCGGTTATTGTAGGCTGTACCCGACTCATTCTTTTCCTGTGGCAATAACGTCGTACGCTCCAGCCGCATTGCAGCTGACCCGCCCCTCAGCGGTCTGGTGATGCTCCAGAAATTGTCATTCATCCAGGCATAGGCGATAGACGGCGTTCCGACGTTTGCCATTGGGTTATTCTCCGGTTTTTGAGGTTACAGGTGTAATAGACTTAACCGAGGCGTACAGTGCAGGTCCAACGCCTGCTTTGTCTGCGGTAGATGAGATGCTGTTGACGATAATATCCCGCACCTCAGACGATATCGCTGATCCCGCCTTCTCAACGCCCACGATAATGGCGTTCTTCTGCGCGCTCTCGGCACCGATCTTCAGGGTCTGCCTCACGCCGAGTGCTCCTAGCAGTATATTCAATAGCATAGACCCAGCAATCTGCCAGCCGCTTATTCCTGATTCCTGGAGCGATTTTATTTTGACCTGTGCGTCTGCATACCCTGATTTTAGCTCTCCTATTTTCGCAATGACGACCTCGTTCTGTTCGCGGTAAATTGCAGATAGCGCGTTGAACTGCTCAATCGGAATTTTCTTTTCTTTGAGGGCAACGATGAGAGCCGATAAGGCCTTGTCAAGTTTTTCCTTGATTGGCAACAGCTCCTCAATCGTCTGCGCGGCAGAGGCCATCTGAGCATTGAGTGCGTCAATCTCAGAGCGCTGTGCGGGTGTCATAGCAACACATCCCATGACTGTAATGAGTGCCAGCACCACGAATAAATATCTCATAGATTACCACCCTTCGGACGAGGTTTGATCTTCCCAAGAACGATTTTACCGCATGCAGGACACACTCCCATATGCGCCTTATGCCCGTTGTTTAATGTTATTTCCTTTACCGGCGGAATCTCTGTAACAGTATCGCAGTGAATGCATTTCCCCACTATGCCCATTGTCACAGCTCCGTAATTGTAAAATCATCACCAGTACCAACAGGGAACTCTCGGACAATATAATATCCTAACGCGTCGGATAGGTGAGTCA